GGATGGGAGGATCTGACTCTGGTTCAGGTGTTTCGTAATACAGACTTCCAATCTTAACCACTTCCCAGACTGGGAACATATCCGGGTATGCGGGGAAGCCGGGTGGAGGAACAACTGGGCATGTGACAGCCCACTCTGGAGTCGCTACGATAATTGGCGGAACGTCAATCAACGGCAAATTGTTAACCTTAAATATGTAGATCCCAATTTCGACTCCGGGAGAGTTAGGAACGACAATGCCACCATCACCAATAAAGGCAGAGGACTCATCGTCGATAACCGGGAACGTCGGCAGAACGAACCAATTTTCAATCGTGGTTTGAGTTACGCATGAGTCTGGCGGGGGAACTCCATCTACAACTGCAAACTTTGGAAACCATACCACCTCCCCCTTGACGACTCGAATGATTGATACATCGGGAACAGGAATGTCCAAAATAGAATACTGTTCAGGGACAATTTGGAACTGCTGTAAAAGAGCATCGCCGGGTTGAGCGCGGACGCTATTTGTAAAAATGAGAGATCCACCCGGGGTAAAGCTTACCGAAGTCCCCTCTCCAAGATAAGGCATGGGCAAGCTCGCCTGAATTCCAGCCGCGAGATCGTTAAGCTGTTTCGCTTGAATAGGCGCGCCCGCTTCAAATCGAGAATTGAACTTCGACCCCATCCCGTTGAAGCCAATGTCTTCCACGTTAGAAAATAGATTGAGCCATTGGGCCGTAGATCTCTGGATCCCAACCTAAATCTCCCCCTAACATAATGTCATACACAACTTTAATTCCGGCTGGTTCGTCGGGAGTCCCGATGCACTCGGCGTTTGCCGCGGTCAGCAAGCAAGTCTTGAAATCTTGCGCGCCAAGGATTGATGCGGGAGTAATTAATTTTGCCATATCTGCGGCGCTAAATAATGTCCGGCCTACCCCGTTTGTCATAATCGCCGCCTTAAACGCATTTTGCTTGTTAAAGAAAACAATGCCTCGCACAGAATACATTGGTCGGAGATACTGACGGATCCCTGCTTTAATGTTCCTCGTTCCGTCTGCCGGCAAACCAAAGCCGTCAAAGCGCCAAGGCGATAAATAGTCAGAGCTTGGGATGAAAATCGGCTTGTTCTTATTGGTCGATGGTTGAGCTGGCTTGCCTCCAAGTGGCCCGTTAGAAATGATCGTCGAGTCGGTGATTATTGTGAAATTTGGATGAGTCTCGATAGGTTGTGCCGTCGTGTTTGACACTCCCGTAATCTGGCAATCGGTGTTGCCAACACCGCGAGCGACCCCCATGTAATCTACTGTCAATGTTCCTACACCGCCGGGCAAAAGGTTGAAGGAGTATTTATGCGACCGCATTTCAAATCCGAGAGAGTATGGGTAATCAACCCCCATAGTGAAACTGCTAATCATGTTTGTTAGCGTAGGGTCGCTGGAGTCGAACGAATAAACGACTTGAGCTTGCGTAAGACCAAAGGCGTCAACGTTAATAGATCCGGGGGAGGAAACAATCCCGGGGACGGTAGCGAGTGAGTCTCCGTAATCGAGGCGAGTTGTTGACGGGGTAGGCATGAGATTTTATTTAGCGATGTTAATTGGCTTGGGAGGCGGAGCGCCCGATGAAGATCCTTGAACGAGTTTCCCGGTGTTATCTGCTGTCTTTACTGCCGCGTCAAGCATCGAAGTTTGGTAAGTGCCGGAAAGGACAGAGTTGACGTCTCCGCCGCCAATCTCCTGAAGCGAGGATGCCGCCATGGTCTTAATGAATGTCCGTAGTGGAGGCCCGTCATCCCCGGTGTCTGGCTTTTCGCTATCCCGTTTCTGTAAAAGCATAATTGTCTTAATTGCTTCTTGGGCCGCGGCAACTTTGTCCATGTCAGCAAACCAGTCATCCGGCTCGTAGTCTTTTAATACCTCAATCGCTTCTCGGATCGCGTCCTCGTCGCCTTTTACCTCGCTGTAAATCTGCGCGCCGATTGAGCGTCCTTCCTGCTCGTTCGTTCCTCCCATTTCCCCAACTTGTGACATAGCTTCAATGGCTGTAAGGCCTCCAAGGTTTTCTGAACCCTCTTTACCGATTTGCCCCATGACTTTTCCGCTAATTTCACTCAACCTTCTTTTAAATGCCTCGATGCGTCGCTCGGTCTTTGCGAGGTTTTCAACAGTCGAGTCCGACATGCCTTTAATTGCCTTGGTGAATTCGTCTATGTTGATCTTCCCGTTCTTGTAGATTGCGGAAAGCTGTTCGCCCTGCATGCCAAAAAGCTGGATGGCGCGCGATCCGGCAAGTGCCTCCAGCCCGGTGCGGTCATACTCGTCAGCCATCCGGCGGAGGACTTCAATCGCGGAGATCTTCCCCTTGTTAATTTCGTCCTCTGTAAACTTTAATCCGATCAGAGCTTGGCGATGCTCCTTGCTACCCTTGGAGGCGGCGTCGCTCACCTTGGCAAAGTAATTCATGGTTCGACCTACCGACTCCATTGAAACTCCGACTTCGGCGCCGTAGCGAGCTATCTGCTGAAACTCTTGTGAGTTTTTGCCTGTTCCAAAGCGTTTAAATGACTCGTCAATCCCCTTCGCCATTTTAAGAGTTTGAGACAGGTTTTCGGTTAGCTTCCCGAATACTGCGGAGAGCGCCATAGCAGAAGTGATGCTCGCAATAGTTGATTTGTTGAAATCGTTAAACCAAGATCCCAGCGCGCCTCCGGCCTTCGCCGTTGCCTCCGAAGCTCCCTTGGAAACTTCGCTAAAGTCTCCTCCAAACTTTACTTTTACGTCGTCTGCCATAGGTCAGTTTCGATCCGGGGTCTGATTGCGTTGTTTTTTGTATTTCTCGATTGCCTCGTATTCTTCATCGGACATAACCTTTGCGTCGGCGCCGAGCGCGGTGCTGTGCGCCATGTGCATCCAGATTGCCTCTGCCTCCGGCATCGTCCAAGCTTCCTCAAGTGTGCAACCGTTCCTTGTCAGGGAGGAAACGACCGCAAGTTGCCAAGGGATGCCAGCTTGATTGCTCGTCCCGGCTTTAGAGTCCTTCTCCCAAAAGCGAGGCCAGAAAGCTTGTTCGTTAAGATACGAAACAAGTTTCGAGATTTCAGAAACAAGAATGGAAGGGGAGATCTGCATACGACTTACCCAAAAGCGTTCCCGCAGAGTAGCCGGGGTCGTTACTTGGTCAAGAGTCTTGGAAGATAGGATCTTGACCGCGGCGACAAGGTGGGCCGGGGACATGTGCTTGTCCGTATTAAGCACCGGGCTGGAAATTGCCTCAAGCGCGATCCTGTGCCGGAGGCAGAAAGGCAAAAGGCGAACCCCGCAAACCTCGATTGAGGGTTGCAGAATAGTCGCCGCCTTGATCCACCTCTTTTCCATTGGTGGGCGATCCCGTTACGGGATCAGGCGATTTGCTGATACTTGCGTCCGTTAATACCGACCCGGCGGAAGCTTTCGTTGGTTCCGTCGTTTGTGATGTCGTCGATAATGTAGGTGACGGCCCCGTAGGTGATAGTGTTCCCCGGGACAGGGATGGTCGCGCTTTCCTTTAGGATGCCGACGAAATTAATGCCTTTCTGCAAGTCGTCCTTTCGGACAGTAACAATTCGACCCTGCTCGTCCTTGACTTCAACGTGGAGGTTGCAGTTTTCCTTCAGGTTATCGGACTGAATGGTGATGAAGGATTGAGAGACATCGACCGGGCCGAAATCGTGGGCTTCGCCGTAAGTTTGAGGGAGTGCCATGGGATTGCTTGGAGTTGTTTCTACGCGGGAGTCAAGCCGGAGGGAACACGGCGGCGGCGGCGTAGGTCAGGACGTTGCCGTAGCGCCTGGCCGCCACTCCTTCTTCGTCCGAGCGTAGCCAAGCGTGATAAAGACTCCCTTGAGTCCAAGCGGCCTGTAACCCGGGGAGATCCTGCATGATAGCTTGCACGTTTTCGACCCGGGATCTGTGTAGCGCTAAAGCTTCCGCCTCCGTAGGCGCGTCGTCGGCGGATGAATAAACGTAGATCTTAATCGACAGCTCAAAATTACCGACCGGGCGACCGCCGAAATTAGGGTGAGCATCTGCGCCTTCGGCGTAAAGGATTACAGACGGGATGGAACGGATCTCCCCGGTCTGACCAATGTTTACTTGAACGCCCGGTAGCATAGCGGCGTTAGTAGCGAACCAAGCCGCTAATGACTGTTCTGTAATCGTGCGTATTCCGTAGGTGGTCATGGTTAGAAGTTTGTTCGTGTATTCGTAGTGAGTCCTTTAGCAGTAGCAAGCCAGAGTGGGATCTTCTTCTTGTTAAGCTCTGCCGCCATCTTTACGCGCATGGCATACATCCTGTAATTTATAGCGACCCGGAGAAGTCCTCGGGGCATAGCCCGGAAGCCGACAAGGTTGCCCACCACGACTTCCGGCTTCATTGGCTGACTAATCATGTCCTGTCCAATAGCGTAGGTCTGCCCGGACGTATGCTTAACCCAAGCTGGAGCGCGGATTTCTTTCGCCCGGATCTTCTGGGCGGCATACCAATACCCGGCCTTCATTGATCCTACGTCTTTTGCCTTTTGCTTGGCGTATTTTTCGATGTCTTTCTCCCGGCGCGCCAAGGCGAAAGATGACTTTGATTTCTTGGCGTATTCCATTAGTCCTCCCTTGCCCCCGAACTTGCGGTGCTTGTTGTGGATCTTGGACATAGCAGACAAGTCCGAACCTACATAAGTTAACGAGCGCCCGGAAGGATTACGAGCTTGGAACAACTCCCATTGTTTCTTGACGGATAAGGACGACGGCGCTTCATTGTTGTTCTTGTTCCAAAGCTTAAAAACCTCAAAGCTACGGGTGTCCGCAATCTGTTGTTTTGTAGCAAGCTCGATGGGCTGGAAAACCTTGAACACCGCCTTTCGAGCGTTCTCGATGCCTTTATCTTTCGCGCTTTTGTCTAAACCTTTTCCCGGGCTGGTAAAAGGCCCGGTGTATTTAGCAAGATCCATACAGAAATGCCCGGCCTGTTCGCGGACTACTTCCCCAAGATTTTTCCCCATGACTTTAGCATAGTCGTGGAGATGCCCAATCAGATTAGACGCATCAAGCTGAACGTTCTTTGTGACCGAAATGCCCATTAGGTTGCCGGGCCAACCTTGGTCTGGATGCGAGCGATAATCCAAGCGGACGGCGGGCGATCGTTAATAGCTACAATGCGATACTGCTTGGCGTTAAAAGTTACGAGGTTGCCGTAGATGACCACCCCGGGCTGGGCCACACAGTCTGCCTTGAGAAACTTAACGTCAAAGGCGGCGCTGTCCAAGAAACCGCCTGTTTCGAGATCCTGCTGAACAAGCGGCTCGGTCATAAGGACGTTAAAGGAGACAGGCGCGCCGTTCCCGCGCTGGACTGTGACCGCCTTTGGGATCTCCTCGAGGATCTCCCCGGCGTCAGAAGCCCATTCGTCTTGGATAATGCCCATGACCCTACGC